CTATACTTTTTACTCTTACATAAGCACTTCTGTTAGGATATGAACCTGTTATTTCAATTTGATTAGTAACTGAATTATAGTTAGTTTTATAATCACCAAGTACAGCCGCTACATAGTTTGGAGCGAATGGGTCAAGTGATAAGTTAGTCCATGTTTCTAATACAATAGGTTGAATAGTGTTATCATCACCTCTACGAATTAGTAAATCAAATGTTCCTGTTGATTCATTTCTATTCAATACTTGCCATCTTACATTATCTACTGAACCACTAACTAAAGCTCCTGATGTTCCAGCTCCAGTATTATTCATGATTGTTCCCTCAGACAATGTCTCTAAAGATAATGCTTGAAAACTAGTACCTCCTGAAAAGAAAGTTGTTGTTGAACCTAATGTTATAT